ATGGTCAATCCAATTTGTTGTATTTATCACGCGGCCCAGTTGCATCAATTACATCGGTTTCGTATGTGGATGAAATAGGATCAACGGCGGTGATTGATTCATCGTTGTACACAATTGATTTGATTTCCGAACCCGCACGCATTCAATCCATCGGTGGATGGACAACGGGCGCGGGTGTCATCAATCAATTGATTGTGCGTTATGTTGTAGGAACGGATGTTTCTGCGATTCCAAAACCATTGATCCAAGGGATGATGCTTGTCATTTCCGAATTATACGATCAACGAATGGATCGCGTTCGTCAATTACCGACGGCGTCCGAATATTTGTGGAACCCGTATCGAATATTTACATTCTGATGATTGACCAATCTGGACAATTAGACCGCCGAATCGCGATTCAATCGTTTTCGGAAACCACCGATGCATTCGGTCAAGAAGTGAAATCATTCACTACATTGGCGAACGTATGGGCAGAGGTCGTGGAAAAGGTTGGCAACGAAGGTGAAAACGGCGATATGATTTCAGCAACGAAACGTGTTGATTTTTTCATTCGTTATCGTTCGGATATAAACGAACAAATGCGGATCGTTTACAACAACGAAACATATAAAATTCACGCAATACAATCGGCGGATGCCCGCAAGGCATTCCAAATGATCCGTTGCGAATATACCGATGCCGCATGAATAATGTTCGATTGACAATGGTAGGTGACAAACGCGTGATGCGCGATTTGAAAAAATTGGATGAACGCGTTCGTAAAAAAGTTTTGAAAGCGGCCGCACGCAAAGGTTTGAAACCCGTTGTTAGTTTATACAAATCACAAATCACTGATTCCGACGAAGTGTTCGCCGTGTATCGTGGCGGCAAAGTTTATGCGGAAATCATTCCGGGTCAATTGAAAAAATCAATTGCCGTGAAATTCCCAAAGCAAGACCCCGGATATGACGGAATCGTTGCATCGGTTGGCCCACGTAAAACGGGCGCATACCGTCACCCCGAAAAAGGTGGTTGGTTCGCGGGATTCATTTCATTCGGTTGGTTGCGATTCCGTGACGGATCAAAATACAATGGTCAAAACTTTAATTGGTCGGCGAATGCGATTCGGATCGGTGAACGTTTTGCCACGCCGAAAATAAAAACGGCATTCACTGGTTATTTACGCGCTGAAATCAAAAAACTTGGTTTCACTCAAAAAATGGGAATGCGATGATTGGCAAGGTGATCAAATACAAATTTGACAACACATCGGCATTGAACAACGTGTTCGGTGGTCGTGTTTATCCCATCATTGGGGCGCAAGGTGGCGCAACGCCATTCGCGGTGTATGACACGACATCGATCCGAACCGAAGGTTCAAAGGACGCCGATTCACATATTGATATCGTAAACGTTTCAATCACAATGGTTGGCACTAATTACGGTACACTGCAAACGGCAGTCGACAACGTACGTTCGACATTCGTTCGCATGGATGAAACAATTTTGGGCGTCAATGTTCAATCGTGTTCGTTTGACACCGTTTCCGAGGTGTTCAACGTTGATGAAGAAACATTTGGCGTCGAGGTTGATTTAAATTTTCGAATAATTAAATAATTTAAAAAGGATAAAAAATGGCAGCATCAACATCCGTAATGAATTCAACCGACGTTGTAATTCAAGTATCATCCGATGATGTAACATATGAAATCATCGGTAAAATGACATCGGCGTCGTTGGCCATATCAATGGCAACGCGTGACACATCGACCAAAGACAGTTCTGGTTGGATGGAAGTATTGGAAGGCCAAAAATCGTGGACTTTGTCCGGCGAAGGTTTGGTTGTTTATTCAAACAGTGGCAAAGCAACGGCAGACGACATTTACACATTCGTTTCAAACCGTTCAAAAGTTTATGTGAAATTCGGTTCAACAAACACCGATGAATACGCATATTCTGGCCAAGGGTTTTTCACGGAATTCAGCAACGACGCTGGATTCGAAGATAACGCAACGTTTTCGTTCTCGTTCCAAGGAACAAGCACATTGACGCAAGCGGCGGTGGTTTAATCAAACACAATGTATCGGGGTCATCCTTTGGGTGGCCCCGTTATTAAACAACAAACAACAACAACAAAATGACAAATCAAATTTTAATCAACGGCACCGAATATCCCGTGAAATACGGATTCAACGCATTGCGTTTGTTTTCAAATCAAACGGGAATCGGTTTGAATGAATTGTCGCAATTGTCGAATTCAATGTCTATTGATCACGCCATCGCGTTGATATGGGCGGGATTGAAAGACGGCGCACGCGTTGAAAAAATTGAATTCACAATGACGATGGATGATGTCGCCGATTTATTGGATGACGATCAAACCATCATTGAACAATGCGTTGCGTTGTTCGTGCAATCATTTGTGAAACCATCGGATGACGAAAAAAAGTAAATGCCCAACACGATCGCCAATCGTTTGATTGGGATGATTTGGAATCAATCGGGTTGGGCGAATTAGGAATGACCGTTGGCGAATTATACGATATGACGCCGCGTCAATTTTACAACAAACGTGAAGGTTTCCGACGTATCGTTGAATACGAAATTCAAACGAAATGGGAAACATCACGATGGATGGCCGCGGTTGTTATCGCGCCACATACGAAAAAAACAATGAAACCGCGTGATTTGATCACGTTCCCGTGGGAAAACAAAAAACGCGTTCATCGGGCGGCAACATTTGATGAAGTTAAACAAGCGATAAACAAAGTGTTCGGCAATGGCGAAACCACAAATTGATTTAAAATTCGGCGCGGATCTAAAAGATTTTCGCCGTGGCATTTCCAACATCGATCGATCATTGTCAAAAATGTCGGGCGGATTTTCTGCATTGGGTGCAACCATTGGCGCATCGTTTGCCGTTGATGTAATCAAAGAATTCATTTCCGAATCCGTTGAATTGGGTGCAACAATGGAAGGTGTTCGCGGGGCGTTCGAACGTTTCGCAAGTCCCGACACAATGGATTTATTGCGCGATGCGGTTTCGGGAACGGTCGATGATTTGAAATTGATGCAAATGGCCGTTCGTGCCAAAAATTTCAAAATCCCGATGGACGTATTGGCCAAGGGTTTGCAATTCGCCACGCAACGCGCCGTTGAAACGGGTGAATCAGTCGATTATTTGGTCGAATCATTCGTGATTGGTTTGGGACGTGAATCGGTGAAAATCCTTGATAACCTTGGAATTTCAACATTAGAGATTCAGCGCAAAACCAAGGAATTAGGCGATATGACCACGGCGGTTGGTGCCATTATGGATGAGGAATTCGCCAAAGCTGGCGAACGCATTGTCACCACATCAATGAAAGTTGATCAACAACGCGCGTCGATAACCAATTTGAAAACGGCAATCGGTGAAAAATTGTTGCCAGTTTACTCCGCATTTTTGAACGGGACGTTGAATGGATTGGAAAACATCAATTTCATTTTAAACGATCAAGAAAAGGGGTACAAACGTCTTTTCGTTGCGGCACGATTATATTACAATGCAACGAAATTTGGATTGGATTTGGTCACCAACCCGTTGAAAGCATTCAAAAGTTTATTGGGCGAAACCAAAGAAGAAGTTGAAGAAACTGCAACGGAATTCGACAATGGTTTGCCAAATATCACCGCGTGGGCCGATAAATTTTCGGAAATGCAATCCCAAGCCGACCAAGGTGTAAAAAGTCAAAAGGAAGCAACCGAAGCGTATCAAAACAAATTAAAAGAATTATTACCAACGTTGAAACTCGTTGGATATGAAATCGACCGTGCGTTCAACCCCGGTGAGAATACAAGCGGGAAACTTGCGCACAATTTAGGTTTCGCCGAGGTCAACATGGAATTGGAAGAACTTGAACAAACCACCGAAGAATTTGGCGACACTTCCAAAAAGACCTATGATGAAATGGTTGAAGGCTTTTTCAATTTCGAACAAGCCACCGAAGAAGCAGCGGACACATTCGACAATAGTTTCCGAAATATGATCGAAAAATTCCAACAATTTCGTGATGAATTTGTGATGTTGGGTGACATTTTACGCGTTTCATTTGAAGCGGCATTCGCCCCATTAGAAGAAGGCGAAACACGATTGGGAAATTTCCGTGAAGTATTCGTTCGTCAATTGCAAATGATGGCCGCACAATTGTTGGCAACCGCAGCGGCGGCGGCAATACTTGCGGCAATTTTAACCGTTGCGTTCGGTGGTTCTAACCTTGCCGGACAAGCTATGTTTGGAAAAGCTGGAATGGGCTTTGGTGATTTATTCAAAGGATTCGGCGGATTCGGATTCAATAGCGGTGGAATGGGCGGCGGATCAAACGGTATTGAAATATTTGGAAGATTAAGCGGTTCCGACATATTGTTATCGGGTGAACGTGCTGGAAGAAACAGAAACAGACAACGAGGTTTTTAATATATGGCTAATCCAAAACTATTTTCCGAGTTCCGCAGTAACTACGGACATTTTTA